GTGTCACGACCCCAAAGCTTTGGGCGAAGCGCCTCGCCAGCCCTTGCCGTTCGAGCGCGGCTACGTGAAGCCGTCCGACACCATCGAAGGAGAAGCGCGTGAGCAACGACAAATTGCCGAGTGACTGGGTGGACCAGATCTTCAAGAAGCTGTCGATTCGCTACGGCCGCCAGTTCATGGCCCGATGGGATGGCATCAACGAGGCCGAAGTGAAGAGCGATTGGGCCGACGTGCTTGGCGGCTTCCTGCGCCGGCCCGATGCGATTGCATTTGCGCTCGACAACCTGCCCGCCGATTACCCGACCACGGCGACGCAGTTTCGTGATCTGTGCAACACCACGCCGGCGGAGCGCGAGGTGTTCCGGGCGCTGCCGCTATCCCGTGAGCCGATGCCGGCCCGCCTGCTGGCCATGCTCGACAAGCTAAAGGAGCCGGGCGATGTCGACGCCCAGTACGCCAGCCCGAAGGGGTGGGCCTACCGACTGCGTGACCGCGAGGCCGCCGGCCAGACGCTTGGCGCCCAACAGCGCCGCATGTGGCGCCAGGCATTGCGCGCCAACGAGGGGCCGGCATGACCACGAGCAACATGACCCCATGCATGGGCGGCTGGTGCCGGCGCCGCGAGCAGTGCCAGCACCACCACTCAACCTCCGAGGCGCCGCCGTCCGAGTCCTTATGCGCCAGGACTGGCGATGACTGGTTCCTCGCGGTCGACCCGCAACCCAAGGATGAGGCCACGCAATGACCACCCCCCAACAACTCGCAGCCCTGGCCGACAAGCTGGAGCACATCGCCAGCGGTGGGCAAATCGCTCGCACGGCCTACCGAGAGTTCGCCTATCTGGAGCTGCGGTTGTCCGAATCTGGTGTGAATGTGCTGCTGGAGGTGATCAGGGAGCTTAGGAATTCCGCAAGGACGAACGGAGACCAACCTAGAGGCGCAGAAGGCGGCGAATCAATGGCGGCGCAAGGGTACGACGAAACAACGGCTCCACGGGCCGATTTTGCGAACACAGAAGGGCAGGGCTTTTGATGGGCACAACCAAGAAAACGCGCAAGGCCTACAAGCCGCGCGCCATTGACCCCCGCGCCCACCTTCTTGCCATCCGAGGTGCCGCGTTCGTGGATCGCCCTGAGATCGAGTCGCGGCGCAGCATTCTCGGGGCGTCGGTCGATGCCGCGTGTCAGGGCCGTGCTGTGGTGGCCGACTGGAAACGGATCTTCGACGCCATCAACACGCTGGACATGCTGGTGCGCATGAGAATCGCCAAGGGCTCCGGCGCCGCGGTGGTTGATGCCGAACAGATGGAGGGTGTATGAACACGGACCTGCAATGTGTGCGCTGCGGGCGAGCCGGACACCGGAGCAGCCAGTGCAAACAACCCAACCCGATGGCCACCACCGGATGCCAACACCTGACGCAGCACAAGACGTGCTCCAGGGCGCTGGAGGAAGGCAAGGGGATAGTGTGGTGCTCGCCGGCTGAGTGCCGGGGGGACCTGGCGAAGGGGGTGGTATGAGCTGCACGGAAACCGCGTGCATCTGGCCTCTGGTGCTTGTCGTGCTGATTGCCGTCTGCGCCTGGGTTGCACTGGCTGCCTGGATGCTCTGGCCGGTCGCCAAGCGGCGAAAGCGTCGGGTGGAGTGGCTGAGTTGCCCGGATCGAGGCTGTTGGCTGAAGTACAAGGGGTAAGCATGAACAAGACGCTGCAGGCGCTTGGCCGATTGAAGGCTGGGGCGATGAACAAGACGGAGGCCGCCTACGCCTCATTCCTAGAGGCACGCAAATCGGCTGGAGAGGTGGCCTGGTATCGGTTTGAGGGCGTAAAGCTGCGCTTGGCCGACAACACGTTCTACACGCCCGACTTCGCTGTGATGCTGGCCAGCGGGCAGATCGAGCTACACGAAGCTAAAGGTTTTTGGACCGATGACGCCCGGGTGAAGATCAAGGTCGCAGCTGAGATGTACCCATTCCGTTTTGTCGCGATCAAGAAGACGCGCAGCCATTGGGATATGGAGGTTTTTGAATGAACGTCTCAGAAAAATACACCCGTGCGGCGCACAGCACAAACCTAGGCATGGACACGCTGAGCGTTCGCGACTCCGACGTGCTCGCGGCCGCAGGATGGGCCGGGCAAGGTGAGCGCGCGGGGCTGGGAACGCTGTTGATGCGACTGAGGGCCGAGGCTGATGCCGTGACGCTCCAGGAGGCCGCAGGGGCCGGGGGCGACCTCACCTCCCGGGTGCTGGTGCTGATGCGGCTGCAATCACTGGAGGCGGTCAAGCGCGCCCTGATGACGCACGCCTGCCGGCTGGTGGTCAGGCTCGGGGCGGATCTGACGGTAGAGCGTCAGGCCGAAGTTGCCGGAATGGCCCTGCAGTCCTGGCTCTGGCCGCAGTGCGATGCGTGCGGCGGGCGCGGGCAATCTGGGCAGTACGGCAAGTTGCAGCACATCTGCACGGCCTGCCACGGAACCGGCAAGCGCAAGATGAGCAAGGCGGGGGCGGATGAGGATATGTTGTTGGCCGCGATGCTGGATGACATGGACCGTAAAAGCGCATCATCGGCCGGATGCATGGCGGGGATGCTCAAGCAAGACTCCTAACACAAACCGGCAGTGATCGCATACAATGCGCATGCTGCTGGCGGCCGTGCCGCCTGACCCTCGGCTAGATCGAGGCACCCGAGATGGATAAGCACGCCCGTATGTCTTGCGACTGCGGGCTTTTGTTTTGTCGGTGGGCCGTTAAAAACAGATCGTGGTTGAGCATTCGCCTGGCCTGTTCGATTTTTGCGCTGAGGTCCACCACGGCATCATTGAAAAACACAAAACGATCAACACGCCGGTGCGTCGCACTGCGCTGTGGTCGGCAGTACTAGGAGAAGAGCCATGTCCAGCGTAGGCGATGGGGCGGGGAAGAGGTCCCAACTTACAGCGTATCGCAAGACCAGGACCGCAGCCCTCAGCGCAAGCCGTAAAGCCGGAATTTGACCCATGGGGCGACCGTCAAAACTGACTGATGATCAGTGGGCGGAAGTGCTGCGCCGGGTTGTCGCTGGCGAGTCCATGCGCCAGCTTGCCAAAGAGTTCGGCGTATCGGAGGGGGCGATCAGAGGGCGCGTATCTTCGCAAAGTACGCAGGTCAAAGACGTTGCTAATCAAATAGTTAGCGCAAATGCTGCGCTGCGGAAAATGTCCGTTGCTGCGCAGGTCATTACGTTGGATTACGCGGCGACGCTGCAGACGATCAGCCACAACCTAACCCAAGCTGCGGCCCACTCGGCAGGGACCGCGCTCAGGCTGTCGGCGATCGCTAATGCACAGGTTCAGCGAATCGACGAGGCGTCTCCGATGGATTCGCAGGAGACGCTGCAGGCCATCTCAGCGCTCACGAAGATGAGCAACGACGCCGCACAACTCGGGGTCAACCTGATCAACGCGAACAACAAGAGCAAGGCAGACCAGCCGGCGCCATCGAAACAGGATCTGTCCGGCCATGAGGTACAAGCTAATCTCAGGAGGCTGGGAATCACTCTCGCCTGATGACATCCGCGCCTTGGTGGCGCATGCTGACGAAGAGGCTAGGGAGGGCCTTTTCTCTTTCACGACCCGGATGTTCATGGCTCGCAAGGGCGACCAGTGGCAGGAGGCCGGTCACCACCGCCTGATCTGCGATGCCCTCATGCGGGTGTATCGGGGTGAGTGCAAGCGGCTGATCATCAACATTCCGCCGCGGTACTCCAAGACCGAAATTGCGGTGGTCAACTTCATCGCGTGGTGCTTCGGCAAGGTGCCGGACTGTGAATTCATTCACGCAAGCTACTCGGGCGCCTTGGCGATCAACAACAGCCGGGCGATCCGGGAGCTAGTGCAGCACGAGGTATACCGGGCGATCTTCCCGGGCGTGGCGCTGAGCGGAGAGGCCGCGCACCACTGGACGACGACGGCGGGCGGCGTGATGTATGCGACCGGAACGGGTGGCACGATCACGGGTTTTGGCGCAGGCAAACACCGGCCAGGCTTTGGTGGATGTTTCCCGGTCGGCACGCAGGTGTGGACGGAATCGGGCCGAGTGCCTATCGACCAGATCGTGCGCGAGCGCATGGGTGTTCAGGTGTGGTCCTACGATTACGCGGGGCGCATGGTGCTGCGGCCGGTCATCGGGTGGCACGAGAACCCGCCAAACGCCATCGTCAGGGTTGAGTTCGATGATGGATCCGCCGTCGAATGCACCCCGGATCACCATTTCTGGACACAGAACCGGGGCTGGGTGCGCGCCGACTCACTCCGCGAAGATGATTGGCTTCCCTGCGTCTGTGGCGGCGTAGAGGGCCTTGATCACGCAATCATCGACGCCAATGGCGATCGCAGTTGGCCTGATTCCTCGGCCGTCTTTCCTGCCCGACCTGCTGGCCCTGTTTGCAAGCGCGAAATCGGCTTGGCTGCGAGTCAGTATGGTGCGGGTATAGGTGGCAACGCCGCGCCGATTGGATACGTCAGCGCCGCCAGTGACGGATGCCCAGGAGTCGCCGCGCCAGATTTGGTTGATGACCGCCCTTGTGACGCCGTGCCGCTTGGCAAGCTCTGCGGCCTGAATGCCTTTGGTGTTGTAGATAGCCATGGCCTGCTCGTTGGTGAGAAGCGCACAGGGATGGGTGTCAGCCTCGCTGAATGTGCCGTGGAGTTGGCTGTCTGCAATGTTTGCGGCCCTGCTGTCGTATCTGAGGTTGTTGAGCCTGTTGTTCTCGGGCCTACCGTCTGCATGGCAGATGTCGGCCCCGTCTGGGCGTGGGCCAACGAACGCCAGCGTGACAAGAGAGTGCACAGTGGAGTACTTGATGCGCGAGTTCCGAGAGAGGCTGACGCGGAGATGCCCGCTCGCCATCCTCGATGGCTTGAGCATAGCGCCGGGCTGGATGTAACTGTGCCCGCTGCCGGCGTTGGTAATTCGGCGCGGCTCGCTGCGGACTTGTCCTGCGTCGCTAACGGAGTACGCCCCTTCGTATCCGGGCACAGAAAGCCAGCGCGCGTTGAATTCGTTCGGCATGATGATTCGACCTTTTGTTTAACCGTCGAGGAACATCACAATTTTACCGTCGAATGCGGTTTGGTGGTGAAAAATTGCATCGTCATCGACGACGCGCACAAGGCAGATGAGGCCCGCTCAGACGTGATCCGCCAGGGCGTGCTGGACTGGTTCCAGACCACCCTGGAAAGCCGCAAGAACAGCCCAGATACACCGATCATTGTGATCATGCAGCGATTGCATGAGAAAGATATCGCTGGCTGGCTGCTTGGTGGCGGTAACGGCGAGCAGTGGGAGCACCTCTGTCTGAGCGCATTGAAGGATGACGGTACGCCACTGTGGCCAGAAAAGCACAGCGCGGCAGACTTGGAGCGCATGGAGCGCGCGGCGCCCTATGTGTTCGCCGGGCAGTACCGGCAGCGGCCAGCACCGCCAGCCGGCGGCGTGATCAAGCCGGACATGATCCAAGTCGTTGATGCATTGCCGGCTGGGCCGATCACATGGGTGCGAGGCTGGGACTTCGCGGCGACAGAGCAAAGCTCAAGGTCGAGCGACCCGGACTGGACCGCAGGCGGCAAGCTCGGCAAGCTGGCAGACGGGCGGTTTGTCATTGGCGACATGGTGCGGTTGAGGGCGGGGCCTGACGAGCGCGACGCCGCACTGAAAAACACCGCGTCGCGCGATGGGCGCGGGGTGAAGGTTTCGATTCCTCAAGACCCGGGTCAGGCCGGGAAGACCCAGGCGCTGTACCTCACGCGCCAGCTCTCCGGCTACCCGGTGAGCACAAGCCCGGAGTCGGGCGACAAGGTGACGCGGGCTGAGCCGCTGGCGTCACAGATCAACGTGGGCAACGTGCTGATGTTGCGCGGCCCCTGGAACGACGAGTTGATCAACGAAATGCGCATGTTCCCGAACGGTGCGCACGATGATCAAGTGGATTCGCTCTCGCGCGCCTTTGGTGAGCTTGAGGGCGGCAATACCGGGATGCTGGAATACCTGCAGCGCATGACGCAGCAGGCCCAGGACCGCAAAAACGAGGTACAGCAGCATGGGTGAACGAACAGCAGGCATAGGGACGGCCATCGAGCCGAGCCTTGTGTCGCGCATCGCCCAAGGGCTGCGCTACGCCCTCACCGGCAATGCGACACAGGCCGGGATCTGGATGGGGCCGATGGAGCCCATCGCTCCCGCTGTGGCCCCTGAGCAAGCCGAGTCAGCCGGCGTGGCTGGGCGACAGTTTGACTACCGCGTCGGCTACAACGTCAACGTCACGCCGCGCCAAGGCGAGGCCATCGGATTCCCGGTGCTGCGAGCGCTGTCCGAGAACTACGATGTACTGCGCCTGGTGATCGAGTCGCGCAAAGACCAGGTGGCGTCGCTGCCTTGGCAGATCGTACCGCGCGACCCAAAGAAAAAGCCTGACGCGCGATGCGACGCGGCCGAGGCATTCCTGCGACAACCCGATGGCGTGCACGACTGGTCGACCTGGCTGCGCATGCTGCTGGAGGATCTGTTTGTGCTGGATGCGCCTGCCGTGTACATCCGCCGAACTCGTGGGGGCCAGCTTTTCGGCGTCGAGGCCATCGACGGCGCAACCATCAAGCCGGTGATCGACCCGACTGGACGCACCCCAATGAGTGGGCCGGCTTATCAGCAGGTGCTCAAAGGATTGCCGGCCGTCGACTACACCCGCGACGAGCTGATCTATCAGCCGCGCAATGTGCGGACGCACAAAGTGTATGGATACGGGCCGGTCGAGCAGATCATCAATACAGTCAACATCGCGCTGCGCCGGCAGCAGATGACCCTGGACTATTTCACATCGGGCACCGTGCCAGACGCTATTGCTGGTGTGCCTGAGACCTGGACGCCTGAGCAGATCGCCCAGTTTCAGGCTTACTGGGACACGCTGATGATGGATGACCAGGCGGCCCGCCGCCTGCTCAAGTTCGTGCCAGGCGAGATCGCTCGGAACTTCCAC